TTAATGAACGTGGATCACGCTAATACTCATAGTCCTTTTAAAGAAAAAATTGCTCCTATTAAAATGAGTAATTTGTGTACTGAGATTGACTTGCCCACAGTGCCACTTAAAGATCTAAACGACCCCAATGGTAGAATTGCACTGTGTACACTGAGTGCAACCAATTGGGGAAATATTAAAAGTCCAAAAGACTTTGAACGTATGTGTACATTGGCAGTACGGGGATTGGATGCATTGCTGAGTTATCAGCACTATCCAGTGTTGGCTGCTAAATTAGCCACAGATGAATTTAGACCATTGGGAATTGGCATTATTAATTTTGCATATTTCTTGGCCAAACACGATGTCAGCTACAGCGATCCACGTGCCTTGGCGTTGGTTGACGAATATGCCGAAGCATGGAGCTACTACTTGATCAAAGCCAGTGTGGATCTTGCCAAAGAACAAGGAGCTTGTGGTCGTTGGAAAGATTTAAAGTCGGCTGATGGTATTTTGCCAATCGACACACGTAAGTCGGAAGTTGATGAATTGGTGCCACATCAAGAGCGCATGGATTGGCAAAGTCTGCGGGAAGATGCAGCACAGTACGGGCAAAGAAATGCCACCTTAATGGCGTTAATGCCTGCCGAAACATCTGCACAGATCAGTAACAGCACAAATGGTATTGAACCTCCACGTAGTTATGTCAGTGTTAAACAGAGTAAGCATGGTGTGTTGAAACAGGTTGTTCCCGAGTATAGAAAATTAAAAAACAAATATGAACTGTTGTGGGATCAAAAGTCTCCTGAAGGATATTTGAAAATTTGTGCAGTGCTTCAAAAATATATCGATCAGGGTATCAGTGTTAATACCAGTTACAATCCACATCATTATGAAGATGAAAAAATTCCAATGAGTGAAATGATTGGCCACTTGTTACTATGCTATAAGTATGGTACTAAGCAGCTATACTATTTTAACACCATGGATGGTCAAGGTGAAATTGACATCGATAAATTAGCAGTTAAAAAAGAAGAACTTACTATACCTGTCGATCAAGAAGATTGTGATAGTTGCGTCATTTAAGGAATTAAAATATGAAAAAAATCTTTTCGGTACTTTTATTTGTTTTTGCAATACCGGTGTTTGCACAACAGCCATCGCTTACTATCTGTCAAGGCAAGTTTGCGTTATGTGCCGCAAGCACTTGCACCAAGACAGGAAAAACTATCACCACCAATAACGGTGTAACGTATCCCGAAGTTGTATGTAAGTGCCCTGTACTAGAAGGTCCCAGCATTGCTGATTTGAGTGCAGGTGTCATGAAAGGTAGTTGTAGCGTCGACGATCCAACAACACAAGTTTGGAGTCTATTTGCACCACGTTTAGTTGAAGGATTTCATTATCCACAAGAAGCCAATAACTTTGTAAGAACTCCTCCCAGTGCCACTAAAGCCAAAATTCAAAGTTGTCCTGGTGCAATTGCTGAAGGATCTACTAACTGCTGGGGCATGATGTGTAAGTATGATAAGAATCCAACAAATGGAACCGTAACTGCTACTTGTAGTTGTCCAATTGGCCAAATTGCTAAAGGCACAGAATTTTTAACAGAAGCGGGACAAGGTAATAAAGCGGCCTGTGCAAAACATCCAGTAGCCGCACCGAACCCACTGGCAACACCGACTAATCCGACAAAGTAAGGAATCGAATTTAAAATGAGCGTTTTTAATATTAATAACAAAGGTGATCACACCAAAGCATTGGCATTTTTAGATCCAAACGGACCTGTAAATATTCAACGTTACGAAACGTTAAAATATAGACAGTTTGAAAAATTAACAGATAAACAACTAGGCTTTTTTTGGAGACCCGAAGAAGTTGATTTGTTACGTGACGCCAAAGATTTTAAAGAACTGACTGCATTTGAACAGCACATCTTTACCAGTAACTTAAAGCGACAAATTCTACTAGACAGTGTTCAAGGTCGTAGTCCTAATTTAGCGTTACTGCCACTGGCCACAATTCCTGAATTAGAAACTTGGATCGAAACTTGGGCATTCAATGAAACTATTCATAGTCGTAGTTATACACACATTATTCGAAATGTTTTCAGTGATCCCAGTAAAGTATTTGACGACTTGTTAACCATTGAGCCTATTGTTGCATGTGCTAAAGATATTGGTCGATATTACGACGACTTAATTCAGGCCAGTCTTTGGTATCAGACACTGGGGGTAGGCAAGCACACTGTTAACGGTAAGGAAATCATTGTTGATCTTTATGAATTAAAGAAAAAATTGTGGTTGTGTTTAAATTCTGTTAATGCACTAGAAGGCATAAGATTTTATGTAAGCTTTGCCTGCTCGTGGGCTTTTGCTGAATTAAAGAAAATGGAAGGCAATGCAAAAACTATCAAATTGATTGCCAGAGATGAAAATATTCATCTTGGTAGTACGCAGACATTGATTAAGTTGCTACCACAAGACGACCCCGATTATGCAAAATTAAAAATAGAAACAAAGCAAGAATGTGAACGTATATTTCTAAATGCTGCCGAACAAGAAAAAACTTGGGCAGAATATTTGTTCAAAGATGGATCGATGATAGGATTGAACACACAATTATTATGTCAGTATGTTGATTGGTTAACTTGTAAACGAATGACGGCTGTGGGATTAGATTGCGGAATCAAACCCGGAAGTAATCCGTTACCTTGGACTGCTAAATGGATTGCTGGAGCCGAAGTTCAAGTCGCACCTCAGGAGACAGAGATAAGTAGCTATGTGATCGGCGGAACCAAGCAGGACGTCGATCAAAGTACATTCAAAGGATTCACATTATAATGATTATTGTATACACAAAAAATAACTGCCCGTTTTGCGAACAAACAAAATACTTTTTAGATAATAAAAAGGTCTCTTATTCAGTCGTAAATATCGACGATGATGCCAATGCAAAACAATTTGTAATAGATCAAGGCCACAGAACAGTGCCACAAATTTATAATGACGATACACTAATAGTCGAAGGCGGCTATAACGGTCTTGTCAAACTAACTGAAGATCAATTAAAGGAAAAATTCGGTGTTACAATCTAAAGGATACCAACCAGGAACTATTGCCTGTTTTAAATTAGTAAATGGCGACGAAGTTGTTGCTAAAATTGTCGACGCTCATTTAATGGGCTGGACGGTAAACAGACCTTGCACAGTTATACCAAGTCCACAAGGGTTAGGTTTGATGCAAAGCCTATTTTCTGGTGATATAAATAAGGATGTAGAGCTTAAAAAGGAGCACGTAATGATGCACTCTCCGGTAATTAAGCAACTCGAGGACCATTACCTACAAACCACAACTGGAATTCAAACGGTAAGTAAAGGTCCCATTGTAGTTTAAGGACTTTTATGTCGGTAGTGAGACAAGGTGACATGTTTGGATATGGTGGTATTATTACCGCGCCAGCTAGCTCATCTGTAACAGTTAATGGTAGACCAGTAGCGTTATTTGGCGCCATATATACTCCCCACTACGGCTGTACTCCTAAAACATTTATTCATTGTTTTGGATTCGTATTTGATTTACCAGCGGGGGTTACTATAGAAGGACAAACTCCAATAACCAAAGGCGGATTGGGAATATGTGGACACAAGCCTACCACTGCCAGCAGCGACGTTTTTATTGTCGGCGGCGGGTTGGGCATTGCTGGTGCAATTTTAGGTGCAGCCCTTCAAGGCGGTTTTTCGCCTGCAGATGGGGGCGCAGATGCAGTTGGCGGCGGACTAGCTAGTACAGCAGAACAAACAGCAATCAATCAAGCACTGGGTACCGCTGAAACCGCAGCCACCTCAGCAATTTCTAGTTTTACTGATTCATTCAGTCAGCTAGCTGACAGCTTCAGTGCTTTCACTGAACCCCTGACTTCTATTGCTGAATCGGTGGGCACTGTTAGTGATACAATAAAAACTGCTTTAGGTGGAGGAATAATAGGAGATATCGCAGTGGGCGCAGCTAGGTCTGCTGCCACTTCTGTGGTCACTTCTGCCTGGGGATCTTATGTAGTAGATAACTCTGTCAGAACTTCTGCCCCACCTCCCAATTCTAGTCGCACTGTGATTGCCGCTGCAACTACATCTCCTTCCCAAACAGGAACAGACACTTTAACAGTAAGAACTGAATCGCCCACAATTACTGTATGATTGATTAATAAAATGGCCATTCCTAGACAATATTTAAATAATAGTCCGCAAATTGCAATAGCTAATCTAAGCCCGTTGCAACTAGCTGCTGCATATTACATGGATCAAGGGCAGCAAATTCCTTTTTTTATTAATCAGGAATTTCTAAGACAGATGACTACCTTTGCTAGTAGCGGAATAATAACCCCAGAGATGATATCTGTTCCTGGAATCGCAGTAGTACTAAAAGGCGACGACGTATATGTACAAAGACGAGCAGCAGATTGCGGGCCAGATGAAACTGATAGATACGAATATGTGTATGCAGGAACTAAACAAGATTTACTTCCAGACAGTTGGACTTTTGATGGAATTTTGGTTAGGGGTGGCAGCGCCGCAAATGGCGCAGGCGGTCCTTGGGGAACAGGTGGATTGACTAGTCAAGATCCTACTCCTAATAATGGAGTCGACCGTCAGCCTGACATAGTAACAAATTTGGATGCTACTTACGGAACAAATGTTTCTACTAGCACATCGGGGATAGGATAATGCCTTTAGATACAGGTAATACAACAAGTTCGGGTCCAACTATACCAGCTGGCCAAGCAAATAGCACTGACAACAACTATGCTTACAACATAGAAATGCCTCAGTATAATAATGTGCCGTCAGTCAGCAGTTTATATCAAGGAACATTAAGCGCTCAAGGTAATTTGGTTGCCATGCAATTAAATCCTGGTGCTCCTAAATTTAAATCGTTGGGATTTGTTCCTCGTGGAGTTGATCTTGAAGAAGCAGTTGTTCAAATTCCTTATCTAACAGGATATCTCAGAGAATATTGGAAAGATCCAACTCAGGCTAGATTTGGAGAAGATTCTGCTATTCCGGCATTAACCGGAGTTATGCCTTCATCGATTCTAGAATTGCAAGGCAATGCGTTATACTATGTCGATTTGCAACTTACTAGATTGTCTGGTAGTAACTTTTTTGATAATTATGCGTTTATTAATAGTTTCAATCAAATTTTAGGCTGGGTTACTACTAGTAACGAATATCTAGCTGCATTAAAAAATTCACAAGAAAATAATCTGGGATATTACGGTGCTAAAAATTATCAAGAATTTTTAACACAAGGATTTAGTAACTACGGTGTGGGAAATTCACTGAGAGCTGCCATAGGTAATATGGGCACCATGATAACAGAAATTAAAAATGGTCATTTCGGTACTGCAAATTCTGTAGCAAAGCACTTGCTGGATAAAGGACTAGGGGCCATTGGCGGTCTATCAACAAAATTGACAGCAGCCGATGTAAATTTTTCAAACATTTACGATGATTTATATACTCAAGATATAACTTTGGCACTAGAATCTATTACTGGTGCAGGAGACTTGGTAATAATTCAAACAGTGTTGGGAAGCACCATTCCTAACCTTAGGAGTCCCTTAGATTATACCAGTATTGAAAGAGCCTCGGGCGGAAACAATGACAGTGTGTTTTCAAATTTTCAAGCATTTGGGCTAGACTTGTATCAAAGAGCCCCTGGTTTAACAGTGGCAAATGGACAAGAATTATTAGCAGTGATAGATCAAGTGTTGGCGCAGGTTCCTGCCAGTGTAGAATCGTTGTCAACTCCTACTAGTTTGTTACCTGCTGCAATAATAGATGGGCTACGAGAATTCTTGCCTACTGGGCCAAATAGCGGACCGATATCAATTTTAAATGTAATAGGAATGGCTTCGGGATATTTGATCAGTCAAATTACTGCGGTTAATCAAGCAATAGATCAATTAAGTAAAACCAGTTATGGAAATCAAATTAGGGCTGCATTGACTGCTGTCAGTGAAACATATACTGCTTATTCTGCTGTTGCCTCTTCTTCTACTACCTTCACGAATGGAGACATAGTAGAAACTATTGCAATTTTTTCACAGCCTGAAATAGATAATGCACTTAGAATATACAATAATGCTGTGGATTCTTACTATAACCTTTTAAGGGCAGCATCCACTGACCCACAGACTAGTGGTATTGTTGAAAAGATAAACAAAAATTGGTTAGAGCTTTGTCAGTTCACTTACTACGAAGTTGTAAACTATAATAAAGCTAATATTACAGCAGGGTCGTTCAATGACAATTCATTGATCTAT